TCCAGATGATCCCCCAGTGGATCTCCGCAAACGCAAGCATCGAAAGCTCAATATGTTTTACCGACAAGCCGTAAAACAATCAAGAAAAGGAGCGTCCAATGGCAGAAAAAGAAGCTGACAATGTAAAGTTAGCTGTGCTAGAAGAGAAGGTCTTCAACATGGTTGAAGTCATCTCAAAGCTTGACGATACAATCGACAAGCTAAGCGATCTAAGTGTCAACGTCAGTAAGATGTTGGCTGTTCACGAAGAGAAGCTAGAGTTCGCCAGAGAAAGTGCGGCTGAAACCGCAAAGGAAATGGAGGATCTAGAAGCTCGTTTCGAGGAACAGCTAGAACACAACTCAGATCGCATCACTACCTTAGAAAGAAGGGTCTGGATAGGTCTAGGCTTCTTCATTGCTGCTACCGTGCTTCTCCAATCAGAGTTCCTTATGGGACAGTTTTTTGGTAGATCACAGCCACAGCCTCAACAGGGTGCTATAATAGAGCGCAAGACCACTCCTTGAGCTCGTACACAGTATGGACCTAGTTGATTCTAAGTACGTCAGTCTGGTATCCTCCCGTCTGGAGAAGTTCGCTAGGAAAAAGGCGGACCTATATAACTTCCGATGCCCCATTTGCGGGGACTCCCATAAGAACCGATCCAAGACGAGAGGATACATTTACTGTGTAAAAAATAATACTAACTTCAAGTGTCACAATTGTGGCGCTAGTATGTCCTTCAATAACTTCCTAAAGCATCTAGATCCTGTTCTCCACAAGCAATATACAATGGAGAAGTTTAAGGAAGGTCATACAGGTAAGAACTTTTCCACACCAGCTCCTAAGCTGGATTTCAAAAAGCCCGTATTCAAGAAGAAGACAAAGATCAATCTTCCCAAGGCATCAGAGAATGCTGTTGCCAAAGAGTATCTGGAGAAGCGTAAGCTTGATCCNGATAGGTTCTATTATGCACAGAACTTCAAGAAGTGGGCTAATACGTTAACTAAAGCATTTGATAGCACACAGTATGACGATAGTCGTATTGTAATTCCCCTTTATACAGCAGATGGTAATCTGTTTGGTTTCCAGGGCAGAGCTCTTGGTCCGAGCAAGGTTAAATATATTACCATCATGATTGATGATGACCAACCAAAAGTGTATGGTCTAGACAAAGTAGATCCTTCTGAGACGGTCTACGTTGTAGAAGGTCCTTTCGACTCCACCTTTATCAAGAATGCTGTGGCTATGTGTGGTGCAGATGTATCACTCGATGGTCTAGGCTTCCAAGATGTAGTCTACGTTTATGATAACGAGCCAAGGAATAAGGAGATTTGTGCCCGCATCGAGAAGGTCATTAGCCAAGGTAAAAAGCTAGTCATCTTCCCTAATCGTGTACAGGAAAAGGACATTAATGACATGGTTCTAGCAGGGCTAAACGTCCAATCTATGCTAGAATCTAATACATACTCAGCACTCACCGCACGAATTAAGTTTAACGAATGGAAAAGACTATGACCGGGGAAATCAGCGTCGTCAAGCGATCTGGTAACAAGGAGATCCTTGACATTAACAAGCTTCACGTTATGGTCGAAGCTGCCTGTGAAGACCTCGCAGGTGTATCTGCATCACAAGTAGAGATGCATTCCAATATTCAATTCTATGATGGCATCACAACGCAACAGATCCAAGACATTCTTGTCAGGTCCGCTAGTGACCTTATCGATCTGGAGCATCCTAATTATCAGTTTGTGGCTGCTCGCCTAATGCTATTCGCTCTACGCAAGCAACTATTTGGTCGCATGCATGAGCTACCCACTATCCTAGAACAAGTTAAGCGCTGTGTTGAGGCTGGTGTATATGATGCTGAGATCCTAGATCTATACACTGAGGAAGAGTTTGCTGAGTTTGAGACCATCATTGACCACGATCGTGACTACATCTTCACCTTTGCCGGTCTCCGCCAGGTCCTAGACAAGTATCTTGTACAAGACCGTACCAACGGTATCATGTATGAGACCCCACAATTTATGTACCTTTTGATTGCAGCGACGATCTTCTCGCGCTATCCTAAGGAAACACGTATGTCCTATGTCAAAAAATATTATGACGCCACATCAAAGCACCGTATCAATATCCCAACGCCTATTATGGCAGGTGTTAGAACGCCCCTTAGGCAGTACGCTAGCTGCGTTCTTATTGATGCCGATGACAGTCTCGATTCTATCTTTAGCTCTGATATGGCTATTGGCAGATACGTTGCGCAAAGAGCTGGCATCGGGATCAACGCCGGTAGAATCCGTGGTCTCAACAGCAAAATCCGTGGTGGAGAGGTCAGCCATACCGGTGTAATCCCCTTCCTAAAGAAGTTTGAGGCAACCGTCCGCTGCTGCACCCAGAACGGTATCCGTGGTGGTTCTGCTACCGTCCACTTCCCCATCTGGCACCAGGAGATTGAGGACATCATGGTTCTCAAGAACAACAAAGGTACAGAGGACAACCGTGTTCGTCGTCTAGACTACTCTATCCAGCTCTCTAAGCTATTCTATGAGCGCTTCATCCAGAACGGTGTAATCACACTATTCTCCCCTCATGACGTTCCTGGGCTTTATGAAGCTTTCGGTACAGATGCATTTGATGAGCTCTATACCCGCTATGAAGCTGACGCTAGTATTCCCAAGCATCAGGTTGGTGCTCAGGAGCTAATCCTTGATCTACTCAAGGAGCGTGCAGAGACAGGTCGTATCTATATTATGAACCTTGATCACTGCAACAGCCACAGCAGCTTCCTAGACAAGGTTGAAATGTCTAACCTATGTCAGGAGATCACACTCCCCACCAAGCACCTCAAGCACATCGACAGCACTGAGGGCGAGATCGCACTCTGCATCCTCTCCGCTGTCAACGTAGGTAAGCTACGTAGCTTTGAGGAAATGGAAGAGCTCTGTGACGTAGCTGTACGCGGTCTAGGCGAGCTTATCGACTTCCAGCGGTATCCTATCGCTGCTGCCGAGCTAGCCACCAAGAACCGCCGTTCCTTGGGTATTGGTTACATCGGTCTAGCCCACTTCCTAGCCAAGAACCACGTGAAGTATTCTTCACCTGAAGCTTGGAAACTAGTCCACGATCTAACTGAGCACTTCCAGTACTACCTCATCCGTGCCACTGTAAATCTTGCCAAAGAGAAAGGTGCATGTGGCTGGTCTGACCGTACCAAGTACAGCCAGGGCATTCTACCCATCGACACCTACAAGAAGGATGTTGATGGTCTAGTTCCCAACGAGCTCTCCTTGGACTGGGAAGCCCTCCGTGCCGACTGTCTCAAGTATGGAGTACGTAACTCCACTCTAAGTGCTCAGATGCCCTCAGAGAGCTCCTCTGTGGTCTGTAATGCAACTAACGGTATCGAGCCCCCTCGTGGTTTCCTATCCGTTAAGAAGAGCAAGAAAGGCTCCCTCAAGCAGATCGTTCCCTCTTATACCACTCTCAAGAGCCACTACGATCTACTATGGGAAATGGAAAGCAATGAAGGCTACATTAACATCGTAGCTGTCATGCAAAAGTTCTTTGACCAGGCTATTTCTGGCAACTGGAGCTACAATCCCAAGCACTATCCAAACAACGAAGTCCCCGTTTCCGTAATGGTAAAGGACTGGTTGAATACATATAAGTATGGCTGGAAAACTTCCTACTATCAGAACACATACGATATGTCAAATGATGGTGTAGAGGAAGAGAAGAAGCCTGTCAGCGAGCTAGATAATCTACTAGCCACACTAGAAGTAGCTGACGATGATGACTGTGATTCTTGTAAGATCTAAGTCACTCTGTTATAATAAACCAACCCCCTGAGACACCTATGGACCTCATCAAGTCAACCAAAGCCATTGATGGCATGACCGTATTCAATTCCAATGAAGTTGATACTAAAAAGCAACCTATGTTTTTCGGTCAACCACTGGGTGTCCAGAGGTATGACAGCTATAAGTATCCAATCTTTGAGAAGCTAACTCAACAGCAGATTGGATACTTCTGGAAGCCAGAAGAGATCTCTCTACAGAAAGATCGTGCTGACTACATGAAGCTTCGCCCCGAGCAGAAGCATATCTTCACCTCAAACCTAAAGTACCAGATCCTCTTGGACAGCGTACAGGGTCGTGGTCCTGGTATGGCTTTTGCTCCTTACTGCTCACTACCTGAGCTAGAGGGCTGCCTCAAGGTCTGGGAATTCATGGAGATGATCCACTCACGCTCCTACACATACATCATCAAGAACATCTACTCTGACCCCTCTGAAGTCTTTGATACCATCCTTAAAGATGATAAGATCCTAGAGCGTGCAGAGACAGTCACAAAGGCTTACAACGAGTTTCTAGTGGCTGCTAATGAATATGAGAGTGGCACATGGCGTTTCGCTCAGGAAGGCGTTCCCATGGCTCAGGACGCTCGCAGAGAGCTAAAGCGTAAGATGTTCCGTGCTGTTGCCAACGTAAATATCCTAGAAGGCATCCGCTTCTACGTATCTTTCGCTTGCAGCTTTGCCTTTGGTGAGCTAAAGGTTATGGAAGGTTCTGCTAAAATCATCTCTTTGATTGCACGTGACGAAAGTCAGCACCTAGTGATTAGCCAGAATATTCTCAAGAATTGGCAAAAGGGTGACGATCCCGAGATGGTAGAGATTGCCGAGGAAGAAAAGGCTTGGATGATCGAGACCTTTAAGAAGGCTGTTGATCAAGAGAAGGCTTGGGCTGAGTATCTATTCAAGGTTGGCTCTATGATTGGTCTCAACGAAAAGCTTCTCGCCAACTACGTAGAGTGGGTTGCCAACCGCCGCATGAAGGCAATTGGTCTAGANCCTATCTATGATGTACCTGCCAAGAATAACCCCCTACCTTGGACAGAGCACTGGCTCAACTCCAAAGGCGTACAGGTTGCTCCACAGGAAACAGAAATTACCTCATATATCAATGCAGGTATCAAGCAAGACATGAAAGAAGATCAGTTCTCTGGTTTCTCTCTATGAAGCTGAGCCCCAAACCGGGGCTCATTTTTTATAAATAATTAAAATAATTGGATTAGCAATGGAAAGGAGAGAGTTGATTGAACTAGCCCTAACAGGCTCCAAAGGTTCAGAGACAAACGAAGAAGCTAGTAATATTTACGTTGACATCGCCGAGCATCTACTAACTGCTGGTCACGCCACCACTATTACTGAAATCGACACCATTCTAAAGGGAATGACATCGGAAGGTGCTGAGCGAATCCTCCTTTCTATCGGCTCAGAATATATGTCTGAAGGCAATAAAGAAGAAATTGCAAGTGGAGAAAAGGCTGATCCTGAAGGATACATGACCCTTCGCCAGATTGCTACTGCAGAAGACGCATGTAAGCGTATTAAGATGTACATTGATGGGGATAAGATGCTTCAGCTACCCGGTTGGGTACAAGCCAAGATGGCTACTGCAGCCGCTGATCTAGATAGCGTTGCTGATTATCTCGTTTCCGACACACCCGAAAAAGAATAAATATTTAAGTACCTAGATCTTGCCCCCTTACTGTTATACATCTATCACTATAAAGATATGGATGGAGATAACCGCCCACCAGCGTGTTATCAGTTAACTTACCGTGGCTGTAAATATTGGTCTTGCTACTGCATTCATTTGCGTGATTGGTTCTCTCAAGTCATGGAGAGTAAAGAAAAAACTATCCGTGGATAGGTATTATATTGGGGGTCTCTTGACAGCCCCTCTTTTTTTGTGTAAAATCAGCCTTGTAGAGGGTGATGCGGAACTATTATAGATACTTATAGATATATCCTTGACAATTGGCAGTAGACTATCCCAACCCATGGATGTATAGAGGTAGAGCCTTTACTTCCGAAAAGATCAAAGACTACTATGGTTTCTTGTACCTTATTGAGAACACCATTACAGGTAGGAAGTATATTGGCAGAAAGTATTTCGTTCAGAAGAGAAAGCCCAAAGGTGGTAAGCGTAGAGTAACCAGTGAGAGTGACTGGAAAAAGTACTATGGTTCTAATGATCAGCTCAAGGCTGATGTGAAGGAGCATGGTATCGAGAACTTCAAAAGAAAGATCATTTCCCTACATGAGACTGTAGGTAAGACCAACTATGCGGAAACTGAAGCTCTCTTTAAGTACAATGTATTGAGGGAAAAGATGAAGGATGGTACCCCTATGTATTATAATGACAACATACTCGGTCGTTATTTCAAAAAACATTACTGGGTAGAAGACTAAATAGACTGTCTTAAAGAGGTTTTCTATGAGAATCGATTTACACAATTTTTTCAAGTACTACAACGATGAGCTCAAGCATCATCGTGAAGCTATTGATCAACTAGAAGCAGCTCTAGAAGCTTTAGAGCCTGCTCTATTGGATGATAGCTCTGAGTGGGTAAAGACATATAGAAACAAGCCAGAGCCTAAGCCAGAGGATCCTGAGCTAGTTCTAGCTGTTCCTTACTATCCACAGACTGATAACTATACTCAGCCAGACCGCACTTGTAATTCATCATCATGTGCCATGGCATTGGAGTACTTCCGTCCTGGTACTCTCAATGGTCCTAAGGGTGATGATGAGTATATCCGTAAGGTATTCAATATCGGTGATACTGTTGATCATGCGGTACAGACTGCTGTACTCAATGACTATGGTGTCAAGTCTGAGTTCCGTTATGATCTGGATTTTGTTGATCTTGATCGCGAACTGCAGAACAAGCGCCCTGTAGTTATCGGTATCCTTCACAGAGGCACGCTAGACGCCCCTACAGGCGGTCACATGGTCGTTGTCATCGGTAAGAACGCAAAAGGTCATTACATCTGTCACGACCCCTATGGCGACCTCTACGACGGCTATACAAGCAACGTATACAATGGTAAGTCTGTTGTGTATGAAGAGCGTGTTCTGAAGGCTCGCTGGACCGCAGACGGTGCTGGTACTGGTTGGGGGCGCATCTTTGATGCGAAAGTCGAAGAAAAGAAGTCTGAGGCTGGAGTCCTTCCAAAAGCTGGTGTTGAGCTTATTAAACAGTTTGAAGGACTTCATGTTCAAAAAGAAGACGGAATGATCCATGCCTATCCTGATCCTCTATCTGGCGGTGTCCCTATTACAATTGGTTGGGGCTCCACTCAAGACCTTGATGGCTCTGATTTCCAGCTTGGAGATAAGATCTCGCACGAAAAGGCAGATCTTCTACTAGAACACCAGCTACGTACCTACTACCTAGCTGTTCTAGAGCGCACCATTCCATACTGGGGTGAGATGAACGATAACCAGCACGGTGCTCTACTCAGTTTCGCGTACAATTTGGGCGCTCATTTCTACGGAGGTGAGAATTTCCAGACAATTACCCGCGTTTTGAAGAACAAAGAGTGGGCAAAAGTTCCTGATGCGCTATACTTATATCGTAATCCAGGTTCATCTGTAGAGGAAGGTCTCCGCAGACGCCGTATCGCCGAGGGAGACCTCTGGGAGAGTTAATTTATATGTTGGGAATATTTTGTGAATGGTTCGAGGGTGACTGGAATAATCAGAAACAAATCCAGTCAAACCCCCGAGCTGCCGCATACGTTCATGTTCGGCATGAGCGTATCGGTATGAATTCTTTTTTATGCAGCTACAGATACAACAAAGCACGCTATCCATACAGGGAATATACCTGTAGTGTAGCGCACAATGATGGGGAAATTATTGTGAAGAGCGCGGCTGCTGAAATTATATTTCACTTAGAGAATGGATGTTTTCGGAATCGCTCTTGTGAACACGGTGTAAATACTATAGAACGAGAAATATATCTCGGTCAAGATCACTATCACGTCATGGATAAGTGTACGGATCCAGAGGGCAACCTCCTCTGGGGTCTAGAAGGGAATCAATTTTTTTGGTTTGACAGAGTTCTCTGAACCTGTCGCTCTCAATAATATCTTTGTTCCGATGAAGGATTTCACAGAGCTGTTCATTACAGCTTTCTAGGTCCGTCATT